ACATAGTACACGCGAAGACCGATGTCACTCCAGAACTTGTAAACGAGGTTCAAACATTTCTAAAAAACTTGGCAGACATCGGTCCCGTGTTACTTATTCCTGGTAATCACGATGCTAATCTAAACAATGCACAAAGAATGGATGCGTTAACTCCAATCGTAAATGCATTGGATCATCCTAACTTGCTCTACATTAAAGAAACAGAAGCATTCAAAATTGGAGATAGAACGTTTGCACATTGGTCTGTATTCGACGATTGCGAGAACTTTATTAACGCAAATCAAATAGAAGAAGACTACAAGATTGCTTTGTACCATGGACCGGTAAATGGAACTACTACTGAAGGCGGATTCGGGCTATTCAATAACGACGTTGAAGTAGAAAACTTTGATGGGTTCGATATTGTTTTATTGGGAGATATACACAAGACACAATTCTTAAACGAAGCAAAAACTATTGGATATCCTGGTTCTTTGATTCAACAAAATCATGCTGAGTCTCTGGATCACGGCCTATTTGTTTGGGATTTGGATACAAAATCAGCTGAATACGTTAAAATAGACAACGATACTGCTTTTTATACAATCGAAGTCGAGAATGCTATTTACAATCCATTGCCAGATTCTTTGCCTCAAAATCTTTATCTAAGAGTAAAGTATAAGAACACCAATCAATCTGAAATAAAGAGCATTATTGCTGATATTAAACAGCAAAAAAATGTTATTGAGGTTTCTATGCAAAAGATAAAAGACTTCACTAACTCTTCCAACGATAATAGAAAACTTAATGTTCACGATGTTAGGGACATAGAATATCAAAACAATATATTAGCGCAATTTCTTAAGGACAAGCTAGATTTAGACGACCAAACTATTAAAGACGTTTGCGAAATCAATCGTAATATCAACAACGCTCTACCTAAGTTGGAAGTGCCAAGAAACTCTATGTGGCTTCCAAAGACTTTCGAGTTTGAAAATATGTTTAGCTACGGTAAAGGCAATTTTGTAGACTTTACTAACATGACCGGAACTTATGGGCTGTTTGCTCCTAATGCTAGCGGAAAATCTACACTGCTTGACTCTATTACCTATTGTATCTTTGACAAATGTTCTAAGACAACAAAGTCCGCACAAGTCATGAACAACAATTCTGACTCTTTTTCGTGCAAATTAGTCTTCGAATTAAATGGGTTGGAGTATACAATATCAAGAAAGGGAAGCAAGCAAAAACTTGGTAATGTAAAGGTAAATGTTGACTTCTACTATAAAGACGAAGAAGGCAATAAAGTTTCTTTGAACGGTAAAGAGCGTAACGATACAAATAAAAGCATTCAGAATTTACTTGGTAACTACGAAGACTTCATACTCACAACGCTGTCTACTCAAAACAACAACACTGGATTTATTGATATGAACCAGAAGGAAAGAAAAGATTTGCTTTCACAATTTTTGGACATCAATGTGTTCGAAGAGCTGTATATTTTGGCCAATAACGAGATGAGAGAGGTAAGTGTGTTATTAAAGGAATATCAAAAAGAAGACTACCACCAATTGTTTAAGAAGGCCGAGTTTGACGAAGAAACTTTTGAGATAGCTTTAGACGAGGCAAAAGAAGAGAAGAGAAAAACAGAAGAAAAGAGAGATGAGTTAAACGAGTCCATACTAAATTATACTAAGAGATTAATTCCAATAGATAAAGACATTGTAGATATTGATGGATTGGAAGATCAAAAGTCTACTATAGAAATTGGTATTGCAAAGATAGTTGATTATATAGATACCAATTCTGGATCTATTAATCACGTTGATAAGAAAATAGAAGAGTTAAATGCTAAAACCATTGGCAGCAAACTAATCAAAGACATTAACTTAGAAGATTATAGTCAGAAGTTAAAAGATTTTGAGTTAGATACTAAACAATTAGGTAACAAACAATTAGAATTACGTCAAGCCAACACGCATCTACAGAACAGCAGAAAGAAAATGGTCAAGTTGGCCGAGCTTAAGTATGATCCTAATTGTAGTTTTTGTATGGACAACGTGTTTGTAAAGGATGCCATTGAAACTAAGAACTCCATAGAAGCAGAAGAGCTAGCCGTAAAAGATTTGGAAACTCAAGTAGAAACTTTAGAAGCCCAAATAAAAACAAACTCTAAAGCGGTAGAAATTAAAGCGACCAAAGATCAATACAACAAAGATTTACAAGAATTAGAGTCACAAAAGAATAGGTTAAACGCAGACGACAACAAGTTAAATAAGAAGTTAAATGATAGCAAGACTTTATTATCGACGATAGAATCAAAGATAACTGCACACAATCAACAAGAGCAAGCAATCGAAACCAATAAGCAACTTAACGAATCAATAGACAACGTTAAAGCCGATTTGAAAATTATTGAGAAGGACTTACAGACAAAAAACGATTCAATAGCGGATATTACTGCAAACAAAAGATTGGCAGAGAACTCCAAGATCAAGTACGAGAAAGCGATAGAGAAATTAAAGGACTTGGAAGCAAAATCAAAAGACTATCAATACTATTTACAAGCAGTTCACAGAGACGGTTTACCTCACAGACTAATTGCAAATACAATACCACAGATTGAGGACGAAATCAACAACATCTTGTCGCAATTGGTGGATTTTGCGGTAGTTTTACACGCTGACGATAAAAATATAAACGCATACATAGCTTATGATGAAGATAATTTTTGGCCTTTGGAACTTACTTCAGGCATGGAGAAGTTCGTTGCAAGTTTGGCTATCCGAACCTCTCTTATCAACGTATCCACTCTTCCTAGGCCAAATTTTGTGGCAATAGACGAAGGCTTTGGAGCGCTTGATCAGACTAACCTGAGCTCAATGGTCATGCTATTTGACTACCTTAAGACACAATTTAAGTTTATCATGATCATATCCCATATTGACTCTATGAGAGACGTGGTAGATCACCATATTGAGATCAACAAAGTCAATGGTAGATCCAAGATAGAACAAACAGCTTAGATATTTATTACCAAACTGTTCTCAAGTGATTAAAAACATCATTGCTATATATCCAGGCCGCTTTCAACCATTCGGTAGGCATCACGCAGAGTCATTTAAGTGGCTCGCTTCTAAATTCGGCAAAGACAAATCTTATATAGCTACCTCAGATGTAGTGAATCCTCCAAAAAGCCCGCTTAACTTCAAAGAAAAGCAAGAGATTATAAGCAAGTACGGACTTGGCAGCAATCTAGTTCAAGTAAAAAATCCGTACAAAGCAGAAGAGATCACTAAAAAGTATGACCCAAAGACTACAGCGATAGTTTTTATGGTTGGAGAGAAAGATATGAAGGAAGATCCTCGCTTTAAGATAGGCAAAAAGAAAGATGGCGGAGATTCTTATTTTCAGGAATATAAACCTGGAATGAAAATGCAAGGCTATATGGAACATGGCTATTTAATCGTTGCTCCTCACACTTCTTTTAAAATTACAGGATTCGGTGAGATGAGCGGTACTACTATTAGACAAGCTCTATCTTCAAAATCCACACCAGAACAATACAAAAAATTATTTACCGATATCTTTGGTTGGTACGATCCTAAAATAGCTGACATGTTGAAAAAAAAGTTCTCTCAATCTAATAGTCTAAAAGAATCTGTTAGCTTTGAGAAATCTCTTATATTAGAATATCTAGTTTACAATTTACTAAACGAAGGCGGAGCTGCTGGACACATGGCACACCCTTTCGATATTCCTTCTGTAAAAACAGGTAAAGATTTGCTAAGCGTATTCCAAAAAACTGGAGATTTTTTAGCAAAGAATCCCGTTCCAGTAAAGATAGACGGAGTAAACGCTTCTATTAGATTGGCTAAAGTAGACGGAAAGACTCAATTTGTAATGGATAGAGGTTCTAATAAGCCGTTAGACGTTAAAGGCATTACTACTAAAGACCTTAAAGACAGATTCGGCGAAGGACACGGTATGATTAGAATTGGTGGTAAGGTATTAGAGATATTCAACAAGGCATTACCTTCTATCAAAGGAGAATTACAAAAATTGGGAATGTTAAACGATCCCAATAAGATGTTTAATATAGAATACGTAGAAGGCAAATCAAACGTTCAAGAGTACGAGAGCAACTTCTTAGCAATACACAATATACTAGAGCTTGAAAGAGTGAGTCCTACTAAAAGAGTCACTAAAGAAACCTCTTACGATAGAAAAACATTGGCTGAGCTTATTAAGAAGATAAACCCAATCGCTAAAAAGTACGATTTTGAAGTAATGGGAGAAATTCCAGCCAAATTAAAAACAAAGCCTAACTTCTCATCAGCTCTTTCCAAAAATTACACAGTAGTTTTAACAAAAGGAAAGAAAGAAACCAAATCTTTAAACGAATGGTTGAACAAAGCTAAAAATACTAAAGGCCTAAAGTTAAAGCTAAAAGACGGAAAAACTGTTGATGCACTAAGCAAGCAGGTATTCATATGGATAATGGATGGAAAACCAGTCGATCAATTGGTCGCAGATATGAAAGATGCACAAATAGCCATCGATTCGTTTGTAATATACAATGCTACAATGTATTTAGGCGACGTGATACTAGACTCTTTGACCTCTCCATTGGGCGATGTTAAAGATCAAGAAGGAATTGTAGTTAGAGACAAAGCAGTTTACGATAAGCCATATAAAATAACTGGATCTTTTATATTAAGAGGTCTTCAAACCGCTTTTGGAAAATAATATGACGCCTAAAGAAAAAATAGCATTACTAAAAGATTTCGTGGAATACTGCGAAAACGCTTTAGATATAAAGAATCTGCCAAAAATAAAATTTGTTTTTGATAGACAGTGGGCTACTAACATGCACAGTTTTGGTAGGTACCGAAATGGAGAAAGAGACGTGACTGTTTACATGAGAAATAGAAACTTAGCAGATGTACTTAGAACTCTTGCACACGAACTAGTACACCACAAACAAAACGAGCTGGGAAAATTAAAGATCGATAGTGGTAAGGCTGGGTCAGATATAGAGAACGAAGCTAACGCAAAAGCTGGAATCCTAATGAGAGACTTCGGCCGAGATCGAGAGGAGATATACGAATCAGATAGCCTAAAACTAGGACACATACTCAAAGAAATAAAAAGAAAATAAGATGGAAAAATCAGTTTTGAAAAAAGAGTTTGGCAAGAAAGATGTTCAAAGAATGAGGAACATTATCTCTGGCAACACAGGAGCTGCTACGCAGACTCTTGCAGGTTGGGAAAAGAAATATATAGACCATACCGAAGGAGACGTTTGGGAAGAAGAGGGACGCACTTGGACTATAAAGAGCGGAATTAAGCAGAACGTTACCAAGCTAGACGGCATAAAAAAGATGGTGGTATTGCCAATAGCTTGTCCCAACTGTGGTAAGCACATGAAACTTACAGAAACCAATAAGAAGATGTACTCAATTCACAAAATGTGCTTGGAGTGCGTAGTTAATATGGAGGCCAAAATCAAATTGGACGGAAATTGGGAACAGTACGAGAAAGGCATCGTTAAAGCAAATGCCTTAGCGAATCTGGTTGACTTTGAAAAGGCGGTAGATTCCTGGTACGGAGAAAAAGACACATTTGTTTCTGAATCTGGGGAAATAGAAAGTTGGGGAGGCGGAGACAAGACAAAGATGTACGAAGAGATCAAGACTAGATTGCAAGAGATGAAAAACACCGATATTTATTAATAAAATTTTTATAAATGCCAGCGGTATCTAAAAAACAACAAAAATTCATGGGAATCGTTCACGGATTACAAAAAGGAACGGTTAAACCATCAGAGGTATCCAAAAAAGCACAAAACGTAGCAAAAGACATGAAACCAAAAGCAGCAACTGACTTCGCATCAACAAAACACAAAGGACTTCCTACTAAAGTTAAGAAAGAAAACGTAGACGGAGCAATAGACACTCTATATATGGTTAAAAAGCCTTTCGATGGCTGTAATGCTAGCTCTTTAGTAGCTCCATTAGACCCTTTACAAGGCGCACAAGATCAAGCAGATCAAGTTCATGGAGTATTTCCAGACCAAGATCGAGCAATGGCTATCGCTGAAACGCTTTACGAAGAGTATTGCACTAAGATGGAAGCTCTAGAAGAAAAGAAAGGCGCTGTAACAGGCAAGATCTCTTCTGCTATTGACTCTTTAGAGAAGAAAAGAAAAGAACACGTTGATATGGCGAAAGCTGATCCTAAGAACGCATCACAGCACAAAGACAAGATCGCTATGATAGCTACAAAGATCGACGATTTGATGAGTAAGCTTGAAAAAGTAGAAAGATCAAAGAAAGCAAAAGAAATTGACGCTAAAAAAGATAAAAAATAATGGAAGAAGTAGCAAAATTCATATCGAATCTATTAAATAGCCGTCAACAAGCTCACGTATATCATTGGCAAGCGGTTGGAGAAGGCTCTAACGCTGTTCACGAAGCATTAAACGAATACTACGATAAGATTGTTAAAAAAGTAGACGGATTGGTTGAGTCAATTCAAGGTCGTAACGGTATTATTAGAGGCTACAATCTAGAATTTGCAGTTAGAGAAGATAACAAACCGTTAATCTACTTCCAAGCTTTGGTTAAATACGTAGAAGTGGTAAGACAAAGACTACCTCAAGACTCTTACGTACAAAATCAAATCGATGAGATCGTAGATTTATTAGAAACAACTAAGTATAAATTAGAAAACTTAAGATAGTGATTAAATTAGGAGAACTATTGAACGAAGTGCTTCAAGAAAAGTCTTGTTGGAAAGGCTATATCGCTAGAGGCACTAAAAAGAAAGGCGACAGAATGGTTCCTAACTGCGTTCCTTTAGAGGAGCAAGAGGAATTAGAAGAAGCCAAATATCAAGGTCGCACAGTTACTCTTAATAAACCTTTCTTAACTCCCGATGGTCCTAAAAAGAGATCGGTGTACGTTAAGAACGCTAAAGGAAACGTAATTAAAGTAAATTTCGGTCAGAAAGGAGTTGCAATTAAAAAGCACTTACCTAAACATAGAAAATCTTACAGAGCAAGACACGGATGTAGCAATCCTGGACCAAAATGGAAAGCAAACTATTGGTCTTGTAAAGCATGGTAATATGATAAAATTAAAAGACATACTAGTAGAAATGGGCTCGATGACAATCGCGCCTGTTTTAGATTTATACGATCAGAATCCTCAAAAGGTTTCTAATGCTTTATTTCCAGGTAAAAAAACAAAGTCTAAAGACGAAGTAGAAAAAGAATTAAGAGGCTTCGACTACAATGAGTTCAGTCAATTTAGAGACGAACTTGGAGTTGAAATAGAAGAAGCCGAAAGAACTAAAGCTGGAAGAAAGGTAAATAAAGCCTATCTTACCAAGAATAAGTCTGCAATGAAAGGAGAGATCGATAGAGTTGCAAAATTAAGCAACGACGATCCTTCGGCTTACACTAAATGGGACGCAGATTACGCAGACAAAGACAAAAAGAAACCATACGCAACTAAAAAATCGGCAGCCACTTCAGCTTACGAAAAAAGATTTGGAAAGAACGAAAGCATTAACGAAGGCGACGCAGATAAAGCGCTATCAAATAAAGCGAAAGCAACCGGCATATCAAAAACAGTTTTAAGGGGCGTATACGATAAAGGATTGGCCGCTTGGAAAACTGGGCACAGACCTGGAGTTGGACAGCATCAGTGGGCAATGGCAAGAGTTAATTCTTTTGTAACTGGAAAAGGCGGAGCAAGAAAAGCAGACAAAGGCTTATGGAAAAAAGCAAGCAAATCGAAAAAGAAAAAAAGCAATCTAGAAGAACTTAGTCTAAAGAAAATGCTAGGAACAGCAGCGTTAGCCGCAGGATTAGCCGGTTCTCCAAATATGGCTCAAGCACAAAATCAAGCGCCGGTTTCTCAATCTCAACAACAAGACACTGCTCAAACAGCGACTGCTACATACGCACATCCAAACGAAAATACAGCAAGAAGTGTTGCAACAACTAAAGCTCGAGCAGCGTTAGCAACTAAATTAGGAAAACCAGAAGGCTCAATAAGCACTTCAACAGCAGATACAAAAATGTACAAGCTAGCAGACGGTAGATACGAATGCACAGCAACTGTTAAAATAAATTGATAAAATACCAAATAATGAAACTTAAAGACATTCTTAAAGAAGCAGTAGCTGAAATCTCTTACAAAAAATCAGGATTAAAAAAGCCAAACTTGGCTGATTTAGACAAAGATAAAGAAATCTCTTCTTACGAAAAGAAAAGAGGCGACGCTATTGAAAAAAGCATGAAAACTAAATTCAAAACGCAAGCGCCTAAGAAAGAAGGCATTAGATTTGGTAACGAAGAAAGACCAATGGAAACAATGCCATCATTGTCAAGATCAGAAATGGTAGCAATGGATTCTAGAAATAATATATGTAAAGAATGCGGAGCTTCAATGATGTACGAAGATAAAATGTGCGCAGAGTGTGGATATATGGAAGAAGATGGCGACGCTACTTCTTTGCCTTCGTCTCTTATAAATGGACCAGTTAAAAACGATGAAGACGGATATTCTGAAGGAATGGATCACGAAGTTTCAATGGCTCAAAACAGTTTAAAAGCAATCGTAAGCGCAGCAAGCGAATTGATGAATAAAATGGGTCAAGAAGAAAAAGACGTTCCAGCTTGGATTCAAGATCATATTACAAACGCTGAGAACTATATTTACCAAGCGAGCAAAAACTATCACGAATATTCTCAACCAGAGCATAATGACGGTCTTGCTTTAGAAGATTTAATGGAAGCAAAACGTAAGCGTAAATAATTATAAACATGAATCTAGATAAATTAAAAGGACACATACCAGATAAAGTAATCGAACAGATTCCTGGAGTAATGGAGAAATTTCAAATCAATACTCCATTAAGATTGGCCCATTTTCTAGCTCAATGTGGCCACGAATCTGGCGGATTTAGATTAACAAAAGAAAACCTAAACTATTCAGCCAAAGGTTTGAATGGCATTTTTAAGAAGTACTTTCCAACATTAGAATCAGCTAAAGCTTATGAAAGAAAACCTGAGAAGATTGCTAATAAGGTTTATGGAGGTAGAATGGGTAACGGCGCAGAGTCAACTGGAGATGGCGCTAAATATTGTGGTCGCGGTTACATCCAATTAACTGGTAAAGACAACTACACAGCATTCGGAAAATCAATCAACGAAGACATTGCAACTAATCCAACATTGGTTGCTGACAAATATGCTTTATTATCTGCAGCTTGGTTTTTTAATAAGAACAAATTGCACATAATGGCCGATGGTGGTGCTACTGATGCAGTAGTTACTTCAATCACAAAAAGAGTAAACGGTGGAACTATCGGATTACCTGATAGAATCAAACATTTCAAAGAATATCACGCATTGTTATCATAATGAATAAAGACTTAGACATATTAAAAGCAATTCTTTTAGAAGCCGAAGGCGACGAGAAGGAAGTAGAGAAAAACGACGCGGAAGAAAAAGCCGACAACAGAGCTAGCGAAAAAGACGACAAACCTGATTCCTCTTTTGATAAGGACCCAATGGGTTTTATTCTAAAGAAGTACCACACGTTGAACGAGTTATTGAGTGAATTAATGACTCCTGCTTTTAAAGAATACATTACTGCTATATTCATTCAGTCACCTAAGCCTACTACTTTTAAAATTGTTTTACATAACACTCAATACTTCTATTTAAGTTATATGGGCGATGGCATATACGAAGCTATTATAGCAGGTAAAAGACATTATTTGTCTTCTATCGGTGAAAAGGAAAGAGCAATGAAAGGCATTAGTAGATTGCTACAACAAGGCAGTCCATTAAAAACAAAAGGACCCGAAGGCGCCGAAGAGGGAACAAGACCTGAAGGCGAAGACGATGGCAGTTTAAGCGGTGGAAATAATAACGGAGGTGGAGATCAAACTGGAGTTGAAACTACGCCAGCTGCAGAAGAAGAGGACTCAGACAACGAACCACTAACAGAATCAATCATACTAAGGGCTTTAATTAAAGAAGCGGCGACTCCTGATTTAAGATCTACTTTCAATTCAGAAATGAAAAGATTAAATTTACCTGGAGATAAAGGAACTAAAAAGCCTGCACATTTAAGATATCAATTGGGTAGCGATCCTAGTAAAAATATTACCAAGGCCGCAGATAAAGTATTGGGCAAAGGCAACTATACTATGGCCGACATAAAGATGGGATCTAAAGATTCTGCTTCTGGAAGTTATCCAACTATAAAAGTAACAGTAACAAAACCTACACAAAATTTCAAAAAAGGAGATTTTGTTTTAATAGTAAATCAAACTGGTCAAGAGAATAAAACAGTTACTTTCAAAGCTTTAACGCCAGTTAAATTAGGAATTGCTGGAGATTATAAAGATTTAAACAGTCTAGTACAAGCAACTACAAGAGCGGTTCAAAAAAATAAAAACTTAGGAAAGATATTGACAGGTTTGGTCACAGATACTGCGAATAATACGCCTACTTCAAAATCAGGTCTAGCTAAATTAAGAAGTGGTAAAACAAACGTACCACTTTCAAAACAAACTACACAAGCATTGGGTGGCATTTCTAAAGAAGACAAGAATACAATAGGTAAAGACTTTGGAGAGGTTCTTGGAGGAATATTCTTGGGTAAAATGGTTGGAATTAAAAAATCACTTAACTTCCCTAAAGGAAACGAACCATTAGTTGATTTCTACATTGATGGATACAAAATATCTTCTAAATACGAGAAAGGCGCAACAGCTTCTTTAACTGATTTGTTAAAAGCAATTAAACCAGATCAAATTAAAAGCGACAAAGATCAATACGCTCTATATAAAGCCTTATTACCAATGCTTAGTGAGACAAGTCCTAACGCATTCTTAAAAATAGCATCAGCATTTCCAAAAGATATGCCAGCAATCACTACATTAGCAAGCATTATAGGTACTGACGCAAAAGATTTAACAGCTCAGAAAATTAACGATTATTTAAAGAAACTTTTTGCAAAAACAAATGCAAATACGCCTATCAAAAAAGACGCAGTATTCTTTAAAAAATTCAATCCATTTTTTAACCAAACTAAGAGATTGCCAGGAAAAGGCTCTAAAGTTGATTGGGCTACAATGAAGAAAAAAACTGGTGACAATGGATATTACGGAGCTATAACTTCTCCACTATCTTATTATGTAGCCGATCAAATGAATACGAAACCTAAATTTGTACAAGCGTTAAAGGAAATGATTTCAAAAACTGGAGTTAAACAAATGTACTTGACTTTTGATTTAAAGGGTGATGGTAGCATGGGCTTTGACGTTAGATCATTCAACGATCCAAACGCCAGTTTCAAATTTGATATTCCAAGCTTGAGCACGCTAAATCCAACTAGTAGCAAATTAGGTTTCTCTTTAACTAAATAATTGAGTACCATAGACTTTAGTTAAAAAGTATCAAGAAAATTTATTAAATTGGTTATATGAAAAAGATTACGTACGGTGTCATGAAAACTATCGATGGCATCACAATTCACTACATTCAAGATCCGGGACAGAATAGAAAACCTCACAATTTGAAAGGCCCTGCAATGATTTATGCTGACGGCAAAGAGGAATATTACATAAATGGACTTAGAATGTCCCATTCTCAATTTTTATTAATTAGTAAAAAGCGCATCTATGACTCTGTGGCAGAAGAGGCTTAGTGGCATATTTATTAGAAAACTAGAAAACTATGAAAATAGCAATTAAAGGCGTTATCGTCTTATTTTTATTGGCAGCAATTTGGTTACTTGTTAAAGAATTTGATGGTATTAGATTCAAAACAGAGTCTTACGAAAACACAATAGATTCTCTAGCCGTTCAAATCGATTCTTTACACGGTCAGAACGATAGTTTAGAAACAGCTATCATTGACGAAGAGTACAAGAACCAAGTGTTAATCGTTAAATCGAACATTTTAAAGGACAATATTAAAGCTTTAAAAGAAGACAAATCAGAGTTAGAGGCAGCAGCTAAAATGAGACCTCATGAGATTGACAGCTTCTTTGTAGTAAGATATGCAGAGCAATACAAAGTAGAAACTAAAGACACAACTATCCTACCAGCGCCTGTTTCAAAAGCAGTAGTAGTTGATTTAATTGATTTTGATAGAACAAAGAATATCGTTTTAAATCAAGACAGTTTAATCACTAACTTAGAATCTACTGTAAATGGTAAAGATAAAGTAATTGTAACCCTAAGAACTAAAGAGGGCAACTACGAATCAATCATACAAAAGCAAGTTCAACAACAAGACAACTATAAAATTATGGTTGAAGGCTTAAAAGGCGACATTAAAAAATTGGACAGAAAAAATAAAATCAATAAGCTTACTAAATTTGGAATGGGTTTTCTAATCCTTGGTCTTGCAGTAACGCATAAATAATGGCAGACAGTCAGATTGATATAAAAGAAAGAATTAAGCACGAGTTTATAACTTGCGCTAAAGATCCGGTGTATTTCATGAAGAAGTACTACATGATCCAACATCCACAAAGAGGCAGAATGTTGTTCGATCTTTATCCATTTCAAGAAAAGGTATTAACCTTATTTCAAAAACACCCCGAATCCATAATCAATAAGTCAAGACAGTTGGGTATCTCTACTCTAGTGTCTGCTTACTCTTTATGGTTGATGATATTTTCAAAAGATAAGAACGTTCTTGTAATTGCGACGAAGCAGGACACTGCAAAGAACATGGTTACAAAAGTTAGATTTGCTTACGATAACCTTCCAAACTGGATGAAGATTGGAGCGGCCGCAACTTCCAACAACGCATTAAGTTTAAGACTAACGAATGGTTCTCAAATCAAAGCTGTATCGGCAGCCGGTGACGCAGGTCGTTCGGAAGCCGTATCTTTGCTAGTGATTGATGAGGCCGCGTTTATCGATAACATTGAAACCATCTACACTGCTGCTAAGATGACCTTGGCTACAGGTGGTGGATGCATAGCTTTATCTACTCCTAACGGTGTTGGTAACTGGTTCCACAAATCTTACACAGAAGCGCAATTACAAAAGAATAGTTTTCTACCTATTTCGTTGCCTTGGAATGTCCACCCCGAAAGAGCACAAGACTGGAGAGACAAGCAAGACACTGATTTGGGAGCTAGAATGGCTGCTCAAGAGTGCGATTGTGACTTTGCTACCTCAGGTAACACTGTAATTCCTCCAGAAATTTTAACTTGGTACGAGGCAAATATGATATCCGAGCCACTCAATAGAGAAGGCCAGGAAAAAGCACTTTGGATTTGGGAATATCCCAAGCCCACCACGTACTATATGGTAGTAGCTGACGTAGCGAGGGGAGACGCAATGGACTACTCTGCATATCACGTTATAGATACAGAGACATTAACACAAGTAGCTGAATTTAAAGCCCAGACAGATACCAGGGTGTTTGCCAACGAGTTGATAGCAATAGCAACCAGATACAATCAAGCTTTATTGGTAATTGAAAACGCAAATATAGGTTGGGACGTAGTTCAAGGCGTGGTAGAGAGTGGCTATTCCAATATACACTTTAGTCACAGAACCGATAGCAACGCGGACCTAAACAGCTATTTACAAGTGCATTATGGCAACTCTACTCTGGTACCAGGATTCACCATGAGCACCAAGGTTAGGCCTTCGGTACTAGAAAAGATGAGAGATTTTATTGAAACCAAAACGGTAGTTATAAGATCGATTAGATTATTAGAGGAGCTTCGCGTATTTATATGGAAGAACGGTAAGCAACAGGCCATGTCAGGATACAACGATGATTTGGTCATGGCTTTCGCGATCGCTATGTATTTGAGAGAAACTTCTTTGAGATTTAGGAGAACAGCAGAAAGTTTAACTCACGCTACTTTAAATGCGTATACAAAAGCGGGAGACGATAGCCCGATGTACCAATCTTATACTAATTATGGTCAAAATCCATGGAAACAAGAGATAGTAACTCCCATGGGACAAGAACAACAAGATTTAACTTGGCTTTTATAACAATATAATATGGCAGAGAACAAACAAGACAATCTATTTTCGGCACTAAGAAGACTATTCTCCACTGATGTCATTATCAGAGATTCTGGAGGTAAGAACTTAAGCGTAATAGATACAGAGCACATCCAGACTTCTGGTGTAATTCAAACTAACTCGTTAATCGATAGATTCCACAAGGTATACACTACGTCTACTGCTTATGGAGTTAACCTAAATCTAGCGCAGAACTACCAATCATCTCGTGTACAAATATACGCTGATTACGATGCAATGGACACTGATGCCATCATCGCTTCTGCTTTGGATATTATCGCAGATGAGTGTACTTTAAAGAACGATCAAGGTCAAGTACTACACATTACTTCTGCTGACGAAAACATTCAAAATATACTAGAAAACCTGTTCTACTCAGTAATGAACATAGAATTTAATCTATGGTCTTGGATTAGAAACATGTGTAAGTACGGTGATTTCTATTTAAAATTGGAGATCGCAGAGAAGTACGGAGTTTACAACGTAATTCCATTCTCGGCTTACAATATTGTTAGACAGGAAGGCTTTAATCCTAAAAATCCAAACGAGGTAAGATTCAAATTCGATCCTAACGCTGCTATAAGTTCTACGACAGGATACACTTCGGCATACAACAATCAAGATCCAGGAATTTGGTTTGATTTGTACGAAATGGCTCACTTTAGATTCTTGGGCGACGTTAACTATTTACCATACGGTAGATCTTACTTAGAACCAGCTAGAAAACTATTCAAACAATATACTTTAATCGAAGACGCGATGTTGATTCATAGAATTACTCGTGCCCCAGAAAGAAGAACATTCTACGTTAACGTGGGAGCCATCCCACCAAACGAGGTTGAGAACTACATTCAACGTATGATCGGCAAGATGAAGAAGACTTCTCTTATCGACGCTCAAACTGGTCAATACAACATGAAGTTCAACCAACAGAACTTATTGGAGGACTTCTTTATCCCAGTTAGAGGTAACGATCAATCTACTAGAATTGATACTGCAAAAGGTCTTGAGTACAACGCTATCGAAGACGTTCAATACTTTAGAGAGAAACTATTTGCTGCTCTAAAGGTGCCTAAAGCATTCATGGGATACGAAAAAGACTTGACCGGTAAAGCAACGCTAGCCGCAGAAGACATTCGTTTTGCTAGAACAATTGAGAGAATTCAAAGAATCATTGTATCAGAATTAAAGAAAGTCGCATTGGTTCACTTGTACGCTCATGGATACACTAACGAGTCTATAACCAACTTCGATATTCACTTGACAAATCCTTCCATCATATACGAGCAAGAAAGAATTGCTATGATGAAAGAGAAGATTGACCTTGCAAATCAAGCAGTTGAAAACTCTTCTTTACCTAGAGATTACATATGGAAGAACGTATTTAATATCTCTGAGGACGAATTTAATGAGCTTGATGACCTTATTGTTGAGGATCAAAAGCGCAAATTTAGATACAAACAAATCTCCGAGGAAGGAAACGATCCTGCAGAAACAGGCCAAGCATTTGGTACTCCTCATCAGATTGCCAGTCTTTACGGAGGCAAAGGTGACGGATCTTTAGACGTTCCTAGAGGCTACGACGAGACAGATCCTAAAGAGCCGATGAAGGTTCCAGGAAGACCTCAAAAGTACAAATCTATATACGGAACTGACGAATCTCCATTTGGCAGAAGCGGAGTTTACGATATGGCTACTCAGAATGCTGAGACTAAAGAAGATAAGACAGGAGTCAGTTTTAAAGGAGGCGCTATGAACATGGAAAGCACTAAAGCAATCTATTTTCAGAACAAAAATTCAATAGAAAAGATGTTTGAAAAGCAAAACACTAGAAAAACGCAGCTTTTTGAACAATCTGACCTATTAAGCGAAGACAACATTATTGACAATCTAGATTAGAATATTTAGATATTTATTAGCAAGCCGATCAAAATAGCTATGGCAATTAAACATTCGAAATATCGTAACACCGGTATTTTATTTGAACTTTTAGTAAGACAGACAACCTCAGACCTTTTGAACAATCAGGACTCTAAAGCTGTCAAAATACTTAAAAAGCACTTTACCAATACAGAATTGGGAAAAGAGTACAGCTTGTACAGTGCATTCGTAACCAGCCCAAAACTTTCAGAAGCCAAGGCCGAGATTCTTATTTCTACTATTTTAGAGCAGTATAAGAAACTAAGTCACGAAACACTAAGTAAAGCAAAGTACAATCTAATCAAAGAAATTAAGAAGACCTACAACCTAGAAGACTTCTTTAAAGCCAAGATAGAGAACTACAAGCCTTACGCTTCTGTTTATACAATATTCGAATCTCAAAGCAGTCCAAACTCTGACACAAAACAGATAGTTTTAAACAAGATCAATTTATTAGAGCATATCACTCAAGAATCTATTAAAGATATGCAAGCTCCACAATCAATGGTTGAGGAGTTAATGAACGAAGATAAAGAGATCAGAATTTTAACGTATAAATTATTGGTTGAAAAATTCAATAAGAAGTATCAAGGCCTTTCAGAAAGACAAAAGGGCATTTTAAAAGAATACGTAGCAAGCATTTCAGATTCTGCTAACTTAAGAAAGTTCTTAAACGAAAAGTTAAAGGAAATTAAGCAGGAACTTATAGAGCAAACTGAAAAAGTGCAAGACAAAGTTACCAAGATTAAAACTCAAGAGGTTATAAAGTTTATTAAGCCATTGAAAGAAGGCATCGCCATTAAAGACGAAACAATTACAGGATTATTACAATACTACGAATTAATCGACGAGTTAAAAAGAGTATCTAAATAATGAAGAAACCTTTCAATAATCAACTTGCCACTCAAAGACTAAGAAGCGAAGACAGCGTAACTGGAGGAAATGCTCCTGCAAATACAGCTGCCACTTTCAAAGCTGGAGACGGTATGCAGTACGCTACTAAGAAAGCTTTCAAAAAGAAAAACGAGGTAAAAGACGTAGAACCAAAACTAGCCGCGGGCAAAGCAAAGGTATACGCTCAAAAAAAATGGGGATGGAAACCTGCGCCATCTATTCCTAATAGACCATCTAAAGGCGGATTCCAATACAAGCAGATGTTTGAAGATATGGAAGAGGGTGTACTTCAACCAGTAAATCTAGACAAAGATTCTCTATCTCCAATGGAATACCAACAAGCACAAAAATACGAGAGCTTTAACGAAAACGATTGGACTTTTGACGACGTTTCTAAAAGATATATCAAAAAGCAAGCAGAACCTGATCAGGAAATGCAGACCGAAGACGAAGATAAAAAGTACTTCGTTAAAGTTTCTGTTAGGGACGCAAAAAGAGCTTTAGACGTACTTAGAGACAATCCAAGTTATAGAGGCGTAGAGTTAAACGGATCTGATACGTACTACACGGCTGACGAAGATTTGGCATACGATATGATGATGGACTTTGGAACTCAAGATATTGAAGTAATAGGCGACAATTTTAGCGATAGCCATTTATACGGCAGCGAAGATTTAAACGAAGCTTTGACTTACAATAAATTTAAAAGAGAAGCCGCAACAAGACCTAACAAAGACGCTTTACACGAGGCGCTAAAATTAATAAACAAAAAGTTACACGAAATAAACAGGCTAATGGAGTACTCTACCAACATGAAAATGGAATTGGAAGAGGATTATAGTCCAAGAACTGGCAAGGTTGTGAATAAGCTAGAAATACAACTAGCTGAAATTTACAAAAAGGTTAAAAGTTTAAAGTAACATGGCAAAATTAAAGACGTCAAACAGCGAGAAGCTAACGTTTGGTAAGAGAAAATCAGCACAGCCTGGCGGTAAAAAAAGTTATAACAAACACAGTCAAAGACCAAAAGCATATCGCGGACAGGGAAGATCATAATATTTATAAGCATGACAACAGCAATACTATTCAAAAAGCACAGAGCAGGAGAAATCAGCAAGGAGAAATTCTTGTACGAAGTTAGAAGGGACCAACAGTTACCTTTTATCACTAATATGACCTCTTATGAAGACTCTATCAAGATCCTTAAAAACAAGAGTATCGTTAAAGAAGCGAGTGCTCAAGACAATATACATCCTTACACTTTAAAAAGAGGCGCTGAAGCCGAATTGCTAAAGGGCGGAGAAATTACTAATCTTGCTTACGCTAAAGCCGTTGCAACTGCTACAAAGAAGCTAGCAAAAGATCCAACTGCATACGACGATTTACATATCTCTAACTCTGTTAAGATAGAAAAAGCAGATGCTAAATTAGGTATGACTCCAGTTAAAGGCGAAAATTTTGTAGATAAGCATAATGGCATGAAGAAAGTTAAAGGCTTTCACGATGCTAAGTCAAACACAAAAGCTTCTAAGAAAGAGAATAAGAGAGGCAATCCAAAAGGCGTTAAGATGATGAAAGAATCTGCGCTTAACGAAGATTTACAAACTACTTTTTACGACGATATTAAAGATGGCAAGCTTCAAATCGCAGGCATGTACGTAGTAGACGTTCAAGAAGATAAAGTAAGTGTTTTTTTCCGTTTAGCCGACCAACCATTACAAACCGGTCAAAAACTCGCAGATATTCAAAAAGCTACAGCCACTTACAATAAAGAATCTGGTGAATTTAGCATTTCGGGTGAAACAAAAACGAAATCACCAATAGCTAACGATCCAGAATCAAAAAAGACTTTTAATTATATTAAAGGAAAAATTGGAACCGGTTTACAAGAATCTTTAAGCATTCTAAAACAACTTCTTTCTAAAAAAAAAGTTGAGTTAACCGAGGACATGCATCCTACTTACGGTATGGGCCAAGAGGTTCCATTGCCTGAAGAGGACGCTAAACAATATAAAAGTAAAACAGGTATTGTAAAAGATATTTTTGGTGGTACTTTAGAATTAGAAATACAAAGAGAAGGAGAAGAGCCTTTAATTATTAATAGACAAGTTAACGTAATCGACAAGGCCAAAGAGTTGGTAAACGTAAAATCTCAAGCTGACGATAAAGAAGCAAGAGATAATATGTGGTCAGATTGGGACAAAAGAGGAGAAAAGACATTCGCAGGAGTTGCCGATTTCCCTTCTAAGATAGACGCAGACAGACAAAAGAAAACACTTGGATTGGTTGAAAAACTAAGAAAAGCTTTGGGTCTAGATAAAAAGAAAAAAGAAGTAGACGAAGCATTAACTGCAAAAACTGGAGATGCTACTCATGACAACGAGGTTAAGAAAAAAATAAAAAATGTGAAAAATTCAAAATCACAGATTGCTTTAATGACTGCTTTTGAAAAAGGCGAAAGTATAGACGTATAACAATGGCAAAACAATTACTTATAGAGACTGCTTACTTTACTCCCACAGTTTCATTGAACGAGAGTAGAAGACACACAAACGGTAACTTAATAGTTAGCGGACAAGTGCAAGCATGCGATAAGCCAAATGCCAACAAAAGAATATACCCTTACGAAGTACTATTTACACAAGTAGAAAAGTACATCAACGGACCTATCAGAGAAAATAGAGCTTTGGGAGAATTAGATCACCCTGAGTCTACGATTATCAACTTAAAGAACGTTAGCCACAACATCGTTAAACTTTGGTGGCAAGACAAAGATCTTTACGGTCAAATAGAAATACTACCTACACCATCAGGAAATATCCTTACCCAACTTTTTGCAAATAACATTACAGTCGGTATTTCATCAAGAGCTTTAGGATCGGTTATTCCTATCGGCGAAGGTTTGGTTCAAGTAGAAGATGACTTAGATCTTATTTGTTGGGACTTTGTATCTACCCCATCAACTTACGGAGCTTACATGAAGCCAATTGCCAACCCAAGCGCACCAGGTCTTAGAGAATCAATCGATTTACAGATTGCTAATGCAAATACGTACGAAAGAGCAAGTCGTCTCATTTCAGATCTAATCTGTTCTCAGAGCGGAGTTTGCTGTTTAACTAGATAAAAAGACGCATTTTCGTGAAAATCACCGTATTTATTGGTACATGCACCGATTTCTAATGCGGTAGCTAATCGAATTATATCTACATATTGCTTCACATTACAATAAGCAATCAGAACACACATTATTTTATAACAAATGGAAAATTTGTACAAAGAGGCAATTGCAGACGCAAAAGCACTAAGAGCTAGCGCCATGGCTAACGCTAAAGCTGCTTTAGAAGAAGCATTTGAACCTAAATTAAAAGAAATGTTCCGCAAAACCGTTGAAGAAGCTGCTGACGAAATGGACGAAGCTGAAGAAATGGACGAAGCGAAACATAAAGTCGAGGAAAAGAAGCACAAAAAAGATGCTGAAGAACTTGACGAAGCTGACGAAATGGATGAAGCAGAAGAAATGGACGAAGCCGAAGAAATCGATGAGGCTGAGGAAATGGACGAAGCTGAAGAAATGGACGAAGCTGACGAAATGGACGAAACTTCTCTTGAAGAAATCTTAGGTGAACTTGAGGCATTAGCTAACGAAGGTGAAAACCACGAAGGCGAAATGGAAGAGGGCACAGAAGAAGAAATGGAAGAAGGCGCAGAAGACATGAACTACGAAGCAAAGTCTGAAGAAGACGGCGAAGAAGAAGTTGAAATGGATGGCGAAGAAGAAATGGACGGCGAAGAAGTTGAAGGTGAAGAAGAAAAAGTAATCACTATCACTTTAGGTCAATTAAAAGACATTTTAGCTCCGTATCAAGGTGAAGAAGAAGGTGCAGAAGGCGCTGAAGGCGAAGAAGCAACCGACGACATTAACTTAGACGAAATTTTTGCTGAATTAGAAGAAGCTTCAAAAGAAAAAGTTGAAGAAAAGAAAGAAAAAATGAAAGCTGATAAAGACGAGATGGAAGAGCAAAAACAATTGGAAGTTCCTGGAACTGAAAAACAATTGAAAGAAGCTAATCAAACAATCTCTTATTTACAAACTCAATTGAAAGAAGTTAACTTATTAAATGCTAAGTACTTATTCATGAACAAATTGTTTAAAGCTAAATCATTAACTGAATCTCAAAAGATCAAAGCTATCAACGCTTTCGATAGAGCTACTACAGTTAAAGAAGTTAAAAACACATTTGCTACTTTAAATGAATCTTTCGCTGTTTCTAAAAAGAAATCAATCAACGAAGGTTTTGCTTCTCAAGCAGCTGGTATCGCACCTAAGCAGACACAAACGATCGAATCAGATCCTTTTATCTCTAGAATGCAAGTATTAGCTGGTATTAACAAAAAATAAAAATTAAATTCCATAACAAATGGCAAACTTAGTACAATCATTATTAAATGAGTCCGCTCAGAACGCTCAACAAGCTCAGTATACTGTAGCTCAGAAGCTTTCTAAGAAGTGGGCAAAATCTGGCCTTTTAGAAGGTTTGGAAGGAAACGACCAAGCTACTATGGCTATGATCCTAGAAAACCAGGCTAAGCAATTAGTAACTGAGTCTTCTAACACAGGCGGCGGTGTTTCAAACGGCGCAACTTTCACAGCTGGTACTGGTGAACAATGGGCTGGTGTAGC